TCATTTTTTCCAGAGGCGGTCGAACTCCGCCTTCGCAAAATAAGCGGAAGCCTGGCGAAGGATATCGTTACTGCGGCGCAGTTCACGATTTTCACGTTCCAGCTCTTTCAGACGCTGACGTTCAGCGGTGGTGAGTCCACCATCACCACTCCCGGTATCCCGCTCATGCTGACGAACCCACACACGCAGAGTCTCTGGTGTACAGCCAATCTTTGGGGCAATGGAACAAATTGCCGCCCATTGTGAGTCATATTCGCCCTGACTTTCCAGAACCATACGAACTGCCCGTTGACGGACCTCGGGGGAAAAACGAGTATTTTTAGTCATCCTGTTTACCTCTTTCTCAGGGAGTTTAGTCTCCAGGATTTCCGGGGCGGTTCAAGAGGATATTGCCGGGTGCTTTGGGTTGTAGTGATTGATGTAGCCATAGTCAGCCTGCCAGAAATAGATGATGGTGATTCTACCGCTAGTCATTTGTTGAATATTTAACTCAATAAAAGAAAATTATTAGTGCAATTTTGAATGTGAAATGTATCATTCTGCCCTTAAGTAGGTTCTTCACGAGGAAACAAAATTGGCAGAACGTGTTGATGATGCAGAGCTGAGCATGAATCAGTTAGAAGCTCTCAAAGACATGGCCATCGATAACATCAGAAAGCAGGCACAGGTCGTGAGCCAGGTATTTACAGGGAAGTGTCGTTACTGCAATGAATCGATTGAATCAGGCATTAATTGTGACGCTGAATGTGCGCAATGGCACAGGGAAGAGCAGGCCGCAAAACAGCGTAAATATGGCATGCGACCGGCAGGATTTGACTGATTATGTTGCGCTTTACTGAGGAAGAGTTTCAGGCTTTTAGTGAGCGTCGAAATAAGGGGCGGTCCAGGCCAAAAACCAAAAAGGATCCATTCTTATCGCTTGCGCCGGTAAAAGAAGTTTCTCCACATGCGAAGGCACTTGCAGCACTGGCAAAGAACCCAGACCTGCGCGACGGAAATTGCGAGCACTTCGAGCAGGTTTTCATTTTTGATTACTTCGAACGCAAGCACCCTGACATCTATGAGCTGTTGCATGCAACGCCTAACGGATGGAAACGTTCAAAAGCAACCGCCGGGAAAATGAAGGCTGAAGGGCAGAAAAAAGGTTATCCGGACATGAGTCTCGATAAAGCATGCGGTATTTATCACGGCATGCGAATTGAGCTTAAAGAACCAAATGGTAAAGCCCCGACGAAAGAGCAGATCGCCTGGATGCGCAGGCTTAGAGAGGAAGGTTACTACGTCGTTCTTGCGTATGGTGCAGAACAAGCGATAACCGCCATCCTGGAATACATAAGCCTTAAAAAGGGTGAGGCTATTGAGCATGTATTGAACGGCGACAAGTGGTTGTATGTTGCTTAAAATAATAAATTAATTAGTACATATGAGCCATTTGATATAGCGCACATTAACATCGGGAGAATAATCGTGTCATCCAAGGCTAATTATGAATCGCTGGCATCGATCATGCCGCGTAATGAACAGGAAACAGATGCTGTAGTGGACCCTGTAATCGCTGAAATGAATGCTCGCCTGGAGGCTGAATTTGCAGCTGAGAATGAACATACCACGCAGGGCGACTAGGACTGTTTTTTGTGTCGGTAGCGGTCCGTCACTCACTCGTGAGGACTGTGCTGCTATAGAAAAAACTGGCTGTTCAATCATCGCGGTTAACAATTCCTGGCAGATGTTCGATGACATTTATGCCTTATACGCCGGTGATTTGTCATGGTGGAAGCAATACGGATCCACCATACCGGGAGGGAGATTCCGCAAAGTGACAGCCAACCTGGCGGCGGCGAAATCATTTTCGTTGGAGTACAGGCGATATTGTGGACCGGCGGAAGGGGTAAATAGCGGCGCGCAGGCTATCAGTCTGGCTGCTGAATCAGGGGCTGAAGTAGTGGTATTAGTCGGCTATGACTGTTCTCTGCAAAACGGCCTTCATTGGCATGGCGCGCACCCTCAAGCCCTACGGAATCCAACGCAGGTTTCTATTTCAAAATGGCAACAGCAGTTCCTGGATACCCGCAAAAAACACGCAGATTTACATATTTTGAATGCAAGTAGGAGCAGTGCAATTCAATGTTTCCCAAGAATAAATTTAGAGGCAGTGATCGCGTTATTATCGTCGGCAGTGGCCCAAGCGCCGCAAACTTTGTTGCGCCGCGCGGAGTGCCGATTATAGCGGTCAATGGGGCCATCGACTGGCTGAACCGCGCTTCTTATTTTTTCACACTTGATCCATCGCCAGACAATATGCGGCGCGTTGGTCGTGGCCGCCGTCGCCGTGGTGTTTGTTATTGCATGGCACTACCCGATGTTAAAGAACGTGAAGTCAGAGACGGCGTTCTGTGCTTCCGTCGTGTGGCTGAACGTGGCATGGAGCATTCTCCCGAGTGGTGGGCGTGGCGCTGGTCCGCACATTTCGGACTTTGCGAAGATGAGAATGAAATTGCCAGCGGCAATAGTGCATATGGCGCTCTGAACCTGGCTTTCCATATCGGATTCAAACATGTCGCCCTGGTGGGCGTTGACGCTACACAAGAACCACGCGTTCACTCCGGCGGCACGCCAAAAAATCTAAGTCACCTGCCTTTGTTATTCCAGTCTGCGCGTGAACGGATTGACGTTGTTTCATGCGGGAAAATGGGAGGTATTCCGCAGATGACTCTTAAAGAATGGCTGAAGAATACATGATGGCACCCACAATTTATCACCGTATCGACGGTACCAAATACAGGAATGTCTGGGTTGTTGGTGATCTGCATGGTTGCTACACCAGACTGATGTCCGAACTCCATCGTGTGGATTTTGACCCGGCGCAGGATTTACTGATATCGGTCGGCGACCTTATCGATCGCGGTACTGAAAATGTCGAATGTCTGGAACTATTGCAGATGCCCTGGTTCAGGGCAGTGATGGGGAACCATGAGCGGCTGATGATTGATGCGTTAAGTCCAGATGGCAACGTGAATAACTGGCTAATGAATGGCGGACAATGGTTCTTCATGCTGGACACTGATCAGGAAATATTAGCCTGGGCGCTGGTGGAGCTGGTAAAGCGTCTGCCCTATATCATTGAGTTGAACACCGGGCAAGAAACTATCGTTATAGCCCATGCCGACTATCCGGATAATGAATACCAATTCGGTAAGGAGGTGCCGCTTTTCAACGTTGTCTGGGCGCGCGAGCGTATCAGTGATTCGATGGATGATATTGGTGGCGAAATTTCGGGCGCAGATCGTTTTATCTTTGGTCACACTCCGGTGAAAAGCCCGAAGACATTCTGGAATCAGCAGTATATCGACACTGGTGCCGTATTTTGCGGAAACCTGACATTGATGAAAGTGAAAGGTGATGGTGCAGCATGAAGATTGCTTTAGTTTTTCGCTCTGGTGGTGACTATAACGCTTCCGATGTGCAGTGGCTGGTTAATCAACTGCCAAAAGGCTATGAAATTATTTGCCTGACAGACCTGAAGCGTTTACATGTACCTGGCGTCAAAGTTGTCCCATTGATCAACCAGTGGCAAAAGTGCCGTGGCTGGTGGGCGAAAATCGAGTTGTTCCGACCGGATATAACCGATGATCTGTTCTATCTGGATTTGGACACGGTTATTGCCGGTGATATACGCCCAATCCTAGAGCATCCACCAACCAGCTTCACCATGCTTAGGGATTTTTACCATCCACAATATCGTGGCAGCGGTGCCCTGTGGATACCAAATAGTGTTAAAGCGCATATCTGGAGTTCATTCTGGCAAGATCCGGAAGGTTGGATTTCTCGTTGTGTCACTACTGAGTGCTGGGGTGATCAGGGGTTCTTACGGAAGGTTATGGGCGATGATACACCAGCATTTCAGGATCTGTATCCAGGATGGTTTGTAAGTTACAAGGCCGATGTTGTGGAACCTGGTTCAAAATATGCGAGCGCGCGTTACTCCAGGGGGAATGGGGCATTACCAAAAGACTGCCGAATAATCTTTTTCCACGGCAAACCGCGACCTCGCGAAGTGTCAGAGGATTGGCTTCCCCTTGTCAGCTCATTTTTTGAGCGAGAATCAGAATAATATTGCTCTAATAATTCCATATTTTTAAAGCGTGATGTACACTCATCACGTTTTTTATTAGAGCAATCTACAAGGTGCACTATGTGGCCATTCCGACGGAAATATCACTACTGGCTGATCGCCTTTGTTACGCCGACCGGCGGTATCAGGCATGTCATCACCAGGTATCGCAACAAGAGACTCACCTTAGCCAGAATTTTACAGGCTGCCATAGGTGAGGGACTGGATACAAATTGCGTAGTCCTTCCTCCTTCATACTTAGGAAAAATGACCGAAGCACAAGCTAATACGGAACTTTGAAATGAGCACTTCAGCACAAAACCAATCAATCGAAAATGTATCTATCCCTGACGTCCTGAATGCCGGTATCCCGGCCATTATCCAGAACATCCGGGCCGCGCAACGCCGCGTTAGTTGTGATGACCTCACAGCGCGTTTTTTTGATAATGCGGTTCAGTCAGCGGAGATGCTTCACGCACAGCTTATTGATGTTTATAACGCAGAAGCTGATAGCCATAACTCCCTGGTAGATGCAGCTGAAAATATGCAGTTGGATCTCGGTCTGAAGGGTAAAGAAATTGAAGAGCTTCAGCTGCAAATTGAACATTTGAAACGCCAGCAACAGGACGCGATCGACGATGCGACGCATGACGCCAACCAGCGTGCTGATAATGCCGAACGTATAAGCATTGAGCTGGAAACAAAACTCAATGAAATGACCGCGATGGTTGAACTGCGGAACTCACAGATTTCAACGCTAAAATCTCAATATAAAGAGATCATGAAACTTGATCCTTTTAACCTTGAGAAACGCTATAACAAAGCTAAAAGCGAGCGACAGGAACTGCGTAAGCAGGTCGCCGACCTTAACCAACAGCTCAAAAAAACTATTAAAGATGCAAGCGAAGCGCGCGTGGCATTTGCTAATAAAAAAGCAGAGGTTACCGCGCTGGTTAATGAGAATGCCAAATTTGCGACGCTCAAGAAGGAAATGTATGGCATTACTGAGCGCCGTTTCCCTGCAAGAAAACTTCATCCGACGTTAGGGCAAATCTCCTTCTTCCCGCGCCTCCTGGCTTATGGGATCTCATCGCCTAAAGAGTTCAATAACGAGCGTCCTTATATCGTTTCTAAGCTGGACTTTGCTTATCAGTTCTGCTGCGACATGGGCTATGCCATTGATATCCGGATCAACGAATGGTTGATGCCAAACTTCCAGCCGTTGGCCATTTTCCGCGAGTTCCAGCCGGAAGGTTGGGTAGAGTTCTTCCATGAATTGATCTGTAAAGAGATGGAAAGCCGCCGCCCGGAACTGGTCCGTCGAGTTGAGTGGGCGCAAGAGGTTATGTTGGCAGAGGCAGAGCTGCCGTTCGAACCGGAATTCATTGATGATCTGGCAACTAAAGGGCTGCATACCCTGTTTGATGTGGTTACCCGCCGTCATGAGCAGTTGGTTGTCGAATTGGGTTTAGAGGAAACTGCGGCAAGAAGACTTCTCGATGTTTGCTATGCACGTAGCGATGCATGGGAAAAAGAGAACGGCGGCACTATTTACGTTCGCTGATAGTTACAGTGTCACTTTTAATGCTGGTGGAGTGCGCCCACCAGCATTTTTTTCGTCCAATGAGGAGGGCATTTGAGTATTTTCAATAAACACGCACACCAGGAACGTCCGTACATCGTCATAGTAGATATTGATGGGACGATATCAGAGGCAACGGAAGACAGGCTGCATTTACTTCCACCACCTGGCAAAGGTGCATTAACAGAGCACTGGAACGAGTTTAACCTTGCCTGTGACACTGATGCTCCCATCACTCCAGTTATTGATATGGTGCGCCAGTTATTTAACGTTTACACGGTCTGGTTTGTAACCGGGCGCTGTGAGATCGCAAGGGATAAAACACGAGCCTGGCTGCGGAAGTACGTAACAAACGGGGCTGAGCCTTTGCTATCTATGCGTCCTGCCACCGATGACAGAAATGACGGTCCAGCAAAGATTGATCTCCTGAAGAAAATTGGTCTAAGTAAAATTGCGTTCGCGCTGGAAGATAAGATTGAAGTGGCGCGTGTGTTCAGGAGTCATGGCGTACTTACATTAATGGTCAGGGAGTATGAAAATGCGCTTCTTTATCAACAACAATTGCTCTAATAAATATTGATTTTTAAGACAGGGGAAGTGAAAATAAAAACATGCCGCAAGGCGCGGCATGTATCCAATCAATCACAGGAGCTGAAAATATGAACACGGCATTCAAAATCATTATGGCCGCGATCTATTTCTGGCTGTTCTCTATCACTTTTGGCGGCATCGTCGCGCATGGGTAAAGGGGGATGCATGAAAGGCGAAGTGAAAGAGCGCGGCATGATTTTCAACGATGAGATGGTCCGGGCCATCCTCGAAGGAAGGAAAACGCAGACGCGGCGGATAATGAAAAATCAGCCTGCGGAAGTTGGTCCAGAAGCACCGGTGATGGTTAGAAAAATTGGTGCAGGTTTTCAGTGGTACGGGGCTGATGGTGTAAGCAGTGTTTTCAATTGCCCCTTTGGTATCGTCGGCGATCGAATTTGGGTTCGTGAAACATGGGCGATATTAGGCAATGAAGATGGTTGCAGTGTGGACTGGAACGACAACCTTTGTCGTGGCGATGAGAAGAACGCAGCAAGGATTTATCGGGCCAGTTGTGAGCAAAAGCCTGGTGATTACGGTTTATGGTCGATACCCGATGATGCCGACTGGAAACCTCACACTGTGAATGAAAAGTTTGATGGTGGGTGGCGTCCATCAATTCACATGCCGCGATGGGCATCACGCATCCTGGTGGAAATTACCAACGTGCGCGTTGAGCGGTTGAACGATATCAGCGAATGCGATGCAAGGGATGAGGGCGTTCCGCCTGCTGGAAGTTTGCTTCCTGATCACCCGGGAACATTCCTTACTCCCAAGGGGGATTTCGCAATGGCCAAGGTTGCGTTCCAGCGCCTGTGGGAATCCATCTACGGCGAAGAAAGCTGGAGTGCTAATCCCTGGGTTTGGGTAATCGAGTTTGAGCGTATTCAGTAGGGCGAGCGTATGCAATCAGTTATTTGTGAGGAAGTCGGCCTGAATAAAGCATCCCCAGCAGAGTTAAGAGCAAGTCTCGAAATGGCGCATAGCCTTGCTCAAATTGGTGTCAGGTTTGTACCAATTCCAGTTGAAACAGATGAAGAATTTCACAGGTTAGCGGCATCGGCAGCACAAAAGCTGGAAATCATGGCAGCGAAAGTAGAGAAAGCTGAAGGAGCGACAAAATGAGCAAGCCAACCGACGAAGAAATAGTTCGGGTGTTGGAAGAACACGGGCGCTGTATGACTTACGTCGTGACCAACTGGCTTAGGGATAAATATCGCACACTCAAAACGGCATACGTTTTGCGTCGTCTAAAGAAACTGGAGTTCGACGGGAAAGTAAAGCGCGTTAACAGTTCTTATATAAGACAAATTTGCTGGGAGGCATCCAGTGAATAACCGCTTTTACATGATGTGCTTGCGTGAAACTGTGGGTAATAACGCCTCATTCCATTGCCATAACGGCAATGGTTACAGTTCTGATATCGATCGCGCTCATGTTTACACGCTGGAAGCAGCCCAAAAAGCCTGGAATTGTGGACGAGATATCGATCAGCCTGTTTGCGCTGATAGCGTGGATGCAATGGCTGTGTGGCACGTTGATTGCCAGTACATCCCTACAGAAAGCCTGATTGAGTCAGATTGCACTGCGTATGTGGCCTACAAAAAAGGTAGCTGGAACGGCAACGATGTTTACTGGCTTCAACACGGTGGATTGCCAACAGATGACTTCAGTAAAGCGACCATCTTTAGCGTCGCCAACAAAAACGAACCAGGAATAGTTTGGTTGCCATTTTCCATTGCTGATGCAGCAAAGCGCCGGACGTTCAATATCAATAACTTTAACCGCAGAACAATGGTTCAGGGCGCAGGTTTGGTCATGCCTGACTGGTTGAAAAAGCAAAACAGAAGAAAGAAGTCGCGAAGCGGGAAGGTGCGTTGGAATTGTCCGCATTGCGGAAAAATAACCTGGCAGTACAGCCCATATGATTTTGAAGGCTGTAGTGATTACAACTGTGAAGGATGGCGAGAATGACAATTGACTATCAGGTACTGCGTGAGGCGGCAGAAAAGGCAACACCAGACGAATGGGTCGCATTTATTTCGACAGATACTGGTACTTATGCGGTGCACACGCCCGGTGATGAACGATGTGAAGACGTTATCAAATGGACCGGCTTTGATGGACAGAAAAATGCAGAGAACAACGCTCGTTATGTTGCCGCGTTCAACCCAAAGGTTGCACTGGAGCTGCTTGGTGAAATTAAGCGCCTGGAGGACACAAATATTGATGCTATGTGTCGAATTGCAGAGCTTGAGACTAATCTCGCGGCGCTGGTGGCGGAGAATGCGGGGCTTAAGGCCGGGGCTATGTATTTCTCATATGGCTCTGAATTTAGTTTCGAGTGTCACAAAACTGCTGAGGAGGCTATCGCTGCTGCTGAGGCTGCAATTGACGACTATAGAGGTGATGCTTGCGATGGATGGAGCGAAGAGGTCGAAAGCATTTGCTGGGGGGTAATTATTCAGCAGGCAACCAAGGTCGGTGAACGCAAGAAGAGGAAATGCGACAGAGTATCACCATGGATTGAAAGAGTTTGTGATTATGAGCTTCGACCTAATGTCGAAACCCCAGCCACCGATGCTTTCCTTGCTGAAGTACGTGCGGAAGCACGCAACGAGGGGATTAACTATACCGCCAGCCGTCTTGCTGCTGCGTTCAATCACGGATTTATCAATAAGTCTTTGCGTGAAGTTTTCGACGTTACACGCATGATTTTGTCAGCGAAAGAAGAGTTGGCTAATGAAGCGCATCCGATTGATGGCCTGTCTGGTGAATATGCGGAGAAATCCCTTGAAGAATGGGCGGAACAGATTCGCAAAGGAAGCAGCCAGTGAATATCGACACGACAATAACGATCGATACGCTCCTAAATACCGGTCTGGCACTTCTCGGTTGGCTTTACATCATGTCCCGTACATGGCGATGGCTGGGTTCCATTTTCCTAAAACAGTGGAAAAAACGGCGCAAACAGGAACTACGCCAGAAGGCATTAGAAGCGTTCTATGACGCATTTGAGCTTAGCCGCATTGAACCAGGTACAACAGCCAGGATAGCGACAAAAGGCGACCTGATGATAGTGATGTTCCGACAGGAGAGAGCAGAGAAAGGGGAATCAGCATGAAATTTTCCAAATTTTCTGAGTTGGTGAATCGTATTTTGTCCAACAACCACAGCCATCGTCGCGATATGAATGTAACGATCGTTGTTCATTCGCCTGGCAGCATTGGTTCAACACCTTCAGTTGAGGTTCAGTCAATTCACGCTGGTTTTGATTGGGATTCCGGGAAAGTGCTTATTTTCCCATCACAGCCACTGACCACGCTAACACCAGAACAGATTACTGATATCACTGATAGTGTGCGCAAAGGTCAGTCTTGGCACGCATATCAGGAATACAAGAAGCATCAAGAGCAGTTGGAAAAATTGTCGATTGAACTGGATGCCGCAAAACAGCGCATTGCAGAGCTGGAGGGTAATCGCACGGCGCTGGCAGTGGAGAATGAGCTGGCTCGTAAGGCAGTTCAGGCATTCTGCGATGTTGTTGGCGACAACACCGAGGTTATCGCTGAGGTGGTTGGGCGAGATGGCGTTCTGGTTATTTTGGAGGCCATGAAGGCAACAGGAAATATGCCAGCCTGAACCGCCCCGGGTTTCCTGGAGAGTATTTTATCTGTGAACTCAGGCTGCCAGATCATTATTTCCGATGGAAGCATAATAAGCTTTTTCTGCTTCTGCCGGAGGAATATGGCCCAGCCTTTCCAGCAATCGTCGATTGTTATACCAGTCCACCCACGTTA